ACATCGCTGCCTGTGGGCCGCTTGGCGATCAGATCCATGATCGTCAGCGGCTGCCGCCCCATCGGCTCATAGATCCCCGAGTAGTCGGTCTGCACGAACGCGCCCGCGCTCGTGTCCGAATCCCCGGTGATCAGCGTCTTCCGCCCCAGGAGCTGCATCACGTCGGCCTTGAACTCCACCGGCGGGCTCATCAGCCCCTTGGCGCTATCCGGGATACGCCCGCCCGGGAAGCGCTCCATCCACTCCCGGAACCCCTTGGCGCCCACAAACTGCTCGCCAATGGTGCGCCCCTTGCCCTGGGCCGCCCCTGTACCACGGGCATCTTGCCCGTGTCCCCCGTCCTCACCGAGGCCAACCCCCAGCTCTTCCAGCGCCTTCCGCAGGGCCGCGTCATCCTCAGCCGCCTTCATCTGCAGCTTGTACTTCCCGGCCTCTTCCACATAGCCCTGCACCTTGACCCGCTCATCCGCGTTCAGGTCCCTCTCCGCCTTCTCCGCCTCATCGCAGATCGTCCGAGCCGCCACCAAAGCGGCCTTCATCTTTTCGCGTAGCTCTTTTACGTTCATTGTCCCCTCTCCTGTACCGCGGGCATCTTGCCCGCGTCCCCTGGTCTATTCCTCGTCGCCCAACTCCAACAACTCCAACGCCCCCCGCGCCGCCAGCGTCTCCCGGCCCGGGCCCTTAGCCTTACCTGTACCGCGGGCATCTTGCCCGCGCTCTTCGGCCTCAGCCTCGCCCTCGCCTTCGTCCTCGCCGCCGTCGCTATCCTCATGCTCCGCGCATTTTGCGCCGAGCGCCACCGCATGATCATGGATCGCCTGCACCATCTCATTGTCCTTGGCACTATGCCGCGCCCCCCGCTTCACCACCGGACGTCGCTCCCCCTTCAGGTCCAGCAGTTGCGTGTCCGGGTTCATCCCCACCAAGCACGGCCCCACCTCCAGCAGATCCAGCTTCCGCAGTTCGTTCACATACCGCGGATTCTCCTTCTCCCCGCGATCCACCTGCGCGCTCTCGATCACATCGTAGGCAAAGGAGAACTGCCTGAGCGTCCCCCGCTGCATCTTCTTGAACACCCGCTTGGCGAATTCCTCCTCCAGGTCGACCTGGGCCTTCACCCACAGCCCTTCCTCGACCTCCTTCGCCTCCAGCACCTCGCCGATATGCGCGTCCAGGTTGTCCCACTCGTGGCTGTAGATCACCGGGATCGGCGCGCCCTTTTCCTGCCAGCTCGCCAGCGTATCCTCGAACGCCCCCGGCAGGATCATGTCCCCCACCCGGTCCACGTTGTTAAACACAGCCACCAGCGCCTCAAACTGCCCCTGCGCCTCATCCGTCGCCTTGAACGACTTCAGACTGAAAACCCTATGCTTCATGCTTCCCCTCTCCTGTACCGCAAGTTGCCAAACTTGCGTCCCCTACCTGCTGAACACCAGGCTACACTCGCACCCCGCGTTATTATCCGCGCCCCCAGCCGGATCCCCTGGCCACATCATCCCGTTCGAGAATGGCTCATCGATCTTCGCCGTCTCCCCGGCCATCGCCGCATGGTCTGCCCGCGGGTTCGCGCTGTTCACCTGCCACGTCTTCGTCCTCAGCCCGCTCTGCCGCGCCCCTTCCCTACTCCCGAACGAGCTCGCCGCCGTCACCGCGGCCACCGCGATCGCGATCGCCCTGGTCGTCGTCCATATATCGAACAGGTGTTCCGCCGCCCCGCGCGGGTCCTCCTCATCCTGGAGGGCCTCCGCCAGCTTCTCCCGGCTCACCCGGTTGATCTCCTCCGCCTGGATGCGGCTGTGCTCCTCCAGCCACTCCTCCATCAACGCATCATCCAGCTCCTCCCCCACCTCCGAGGCCACATGCCGCGCCCATACCGTGGTGGTCGCCTTGTTCAGCTGCTTCAGATCCGTCTTCAGCTCCCGATCCCACCGCTTCTTGTCCCACCAGGAGGGCGCCTTCGTCCCCGTTTCTCCGGGTCTCCCCGTCTCCGGGTCTCCGCGTCCCTTCCCCGGTATCTTCCCCAACACCGCATCCCGCTGCCGCCCAAAGAACTTCCTCAGCACCTCCGCCCACTTTTCCCGGTGCTTCTCCCTCAGCTTAGGCAGCGTCGGATCGATCTTAGCCTTCCTCCCCTTCCCCTGTACCGCAAGTTGCCTAACTTGCGTTTCTTCCTCTTCCGTGCCCTCCGTGGGGGTCTCCGTGCCCTCCGTGTTAAAACTCTCGCCCCCCACCATCAAATTCATAGGCAGGACGAGCTCGTCGGCGTCCCCCTCCAAGCTGGGCAAGTTCATCTTCGCCCGCGCCTCGTTCGCCGTCATCCATGGCCTACCCACAGCCGCCTGCAGCGAGGTCGTCTGCTCCTCAAAGCTCCCCTGCAGCTTCTCCTGGATGTTGAACTCGCAATACACCCCCTCCGTCGGTGGGCAATCCGGCAGCAACTGCAACATGATCTCCTGCTCGATCATCGCCAGCCACGGACCCAGGCAATCCTGGTACAGGTTCTTGTGCTGCTCCCGGATGTTGCTGAACGTCGCATTGTCCAGGATCCCCACCATAGGCAGCGGGATGTGATACGCCCGCGCGCACTCTTCCCGCGTCAATTTCCGCCCCAGCAGGTACTCGCTCTCCTGGGCCGAGAATGTCATCTGCTTCCAGCTCATCCCCTCTTCCAGGATCGCCGTCTTCCCCGAGTTCTCCGGCCCTGCATACAGCTCCTCGAACTGCGCCCGGAACCTCTCTCGCGCCACCTCGCTCCACTCCGGGGCCTCCGCCGGGCGTTCGATGATTCCGTGCATCCGCGCCGCGTTGTTCCAGAAATTCTCCCGGTACTCTCCAGCCGAATACTCCTCCGCCAGCACCCTGCGCAGCGTCTCCAACGGCGATAGGCCCCATGTCGCGTCCAGCGGGTTATACCCGCGCACGTGCACGATCTCGCCGGGCCCCACCTCCCGGGCGATCCCCCCCACCGTGACCTCGTAGGCCGTGGGGACAATCCCGCCTTTCGCCGACACATTAGGAGGCGGGATCCGCAATAGCCCCATTGCATCTCCCGCCTCCACCTTTAGCCAGAACGCATTGAAATACACGCCCAGGTCGCTCACCAACCCCTCGATCAGCCTGTACCGCGTCACCTTGTAATCCGCTGGCAACGGCTGCTCGATCACCCTGGCTAGTTTATGGTCCCTCAGCCGCTTGCGGTCCGTCTCCCCCACCCGC